GGTCGCCGGGAAGCTGACGGAGTTGAACTTCGACGACTCGGCCAAGCGGATCGAGTGCGCCGCCAAGGTGCTCGACGACGCCGAGTGGCAGATGTGCCTGGAGGGAGCCTACACGGGCTTCTCCCAGGGAGGCCGCTACAAGAAACGGTGGACCGACGACGACGGTGTGAAGCGGTACACCGTCGACCCCAGCGAAGTGAGCCTCGTCGATAACCCCTGCCTTCCGAGCGCCCGATTCTCGCTCGTCAAGGCGGATGGGGCCACCGAAGAGCACCCGTTCAAGAACGTAAAGGCGGAGACGCCCGCCAAGGACCCGGACAAAGACGCGTCAGCCGAACACGAGGACGACAAGACGAAGACCGAGAAGAAGGACCCGCCCGCTCTGACCAAGGCCGAACAGATGCGGAAGGAAGAGGAGAACTATCTGCGCCGCGCCGCGCCTCTCGGGCTCGACCACAGCCGGGAAGCGATCGGCAAGCGGGACTGCGGATACGCGACTGTCAACTGATCGCCCTTTCGAGGGCGAAGGAGATACCACATGGAGCCGTTGAAGCTGGTGGCGCAAGCCCTCGGCATTCCTCTGGACTCCCCCGTCGAGAAGATGGTGGAAGCCATCTCTGATCTTTCACAGGAAGCCAAGGACGGACGCGTTTGGAAGGACCGGGCCGAGGAGAACCTGTCCAAGCTCGAAGCGGGGCAGAAGATCGAGAAGGAAAACGCCGAGCTTCGCGCTGACGCCTTCCTGGAGAAGGCGAAGCGGTCGTATCGAATCACGGCCGCCGAGGAGGTTCCGCTCAAGAAGCTCTATCTGAGCGGGCCTGCCGGAGAGGCGAGCGTGAAGGAACTCATCGCAGCCCGGGCGGATCAGGAATACCTGACCCGCGTGTCCTCGCTTCAGACGATCAAGGAGCCGGTGAGCGCCCTGGTCGAGATCGAAGGACGCACGGCCGAGCTGATGGCCAAGAACGACAAGCTGAGCAAGTCCGACGCGCAGGTGCAGATCCTCGCCCGCGATCCGGACCTTGCCGAGCGCTACCGCCTCGAGGTGGTGAGCGGCGCGAAGGGCGGTGATCGCTAATGGCCAGCGAGCACAGGCGGTCATGGCAGTACATCGGATCGGCAGCGATCAAGAAGGGCACGATGCTCAAGATGCACACGGTCGCCGGCCAGTGCGACGTTGCGACGGCCGTGACCGATGTCCCTTGTGGCATCGCGCTTGAGGACGCCGCGGCCGGAGACACCACTCCGCAAAACATCGGTGTCGGAAGCACGGAGGGGGAAGTCTACAAGGTCATCGGGTCCACCACGATCGCGATCAAGGCGGCCCTCGGACCGACGACGGGCGGGAAGGCCGTGACGATCACGCTTTCCACGACCTACGCGCAGGAATGGATTTGGGGAATCGCCCTCACCGCCGCCGGATCGGGCGGGACCGACATCGTCGAAATGCGGTACGGACCGCAAATCGCGAGCTAACGTCAGGAAAGGAGACTCGCAATGAAATCAGCGAACCGCGTAGTCGATCCGATCCTGACCGACTTCGGTCTTCAGTATCGGCAGGCGCAAACGAACTTCGTCGCTGACCAGGTTGCCCCCTGGGTCAGGACGGAAGGCGACACGGGCACCTACTACAAGGCGGATGCCCTCAACAACCTGTCCGTCGAGAACGTGGTGTGGAGCTACACGGAGGGCGCCCCGCGAGGCGATTCCGTGTTCACTTCGGCCGCGTTCAAGGCGCAGCCGTACGGCCGCGAAGAGGCCGTGCCGGATGCTTTCGTCCGGAACTGGCTGGCCGGCGGGCAGGACCTGAAGCTCCGGGCTACGTCGAGCCTTCAGGACATCATGATGCTGGCCCGAGAGGTTCGCGTGGAGGCCGTGTTCGATGCGGTCGCCCCGACGACCTCGCTTTCCTCGACCGCTCGTTGGGACTCGACGGCCCCCAATCCTCGCGCGGACGTTCACGCGACGATGGGATCGGCGATTCTCCATCGCATCGGACGGATGCCGAACGCCGTGGTCATCACAGGCGCCGTCTGGCGGTCGATCATCGGGACGCACTCGTCGGGAACGGCGGGCGCCCTCATCTTGGACGCCATCAAGTACACCCGTCCGGGTCTCGGCTCCTCGATCACTCCGGATCTCGTCGCCCAGTACCTGAATGTGGACTTCGTGTTCCCTGCGATCGCGGTTCGTAACGCGACCACGGACATCGAGACCACAACGGCGAACGGCGACGGGCTCGCGGCGGCTGGAATCGACGTTTGGGATCAGAAGGAGGTCTACGCGATCTACGTGGACCAGAATCCTGGCCCCCAGACGGTCTCGTACATGGTCACGTTCGGCCCCGACAAGGGAACGATGGACCAGTACCGGGACGAACGGGTCAAGGCCGACATCGTGCGCGTCACGGAGACGCTCGCGGAAGTGACGACCTGCTCGAACGCGATCTACACGCTCGGGACGGTGATTTCGTAACCAATCGTTGGGCGGGGAGGGCCATTCGACTCCCCGCCCGGCATGGAGATGCGGATGCCCAAGTACATCGTGAAGCAGGGATTCGTGAAGACCGGGGACGGTCCCGACAAGGGGCCGGGCGAAGAGTTGGACCTGGACGAGAAGGACGCGGCATCGCTCGTCGCACAGGGGACGCTGGCGCTGAAGTCGGCGTCGGTATCGTCGAAGGCGACGCAGACGGCGCCGCAGGGGAAAGATCGGTGACGTTTCGCCCCGTAGCGCTCCTTCCTGGAGGATGGAAGATCGGGTACCGGGTTTCCCCGGTGCTCTATCTCATGTACTCCGAGATGCCAGTGTTCCTGCGAGAGGCGGACGGGAAGGAGATGAGCCCGGAAGAGGTCGCGGTGTCGGAGTCGGGCCGGTACGTGTTTCACCACGTGAAGAAGTGGCTCGATTTCGCGGACAGGCAAAAGGGCATGTCCACGACTCCAGAGTGGAGGACCGTGGACAAGGCGAGGCTCGCGATGCAGGTGAAGCTGGAGGAAGTCGGGGCGATGACCTCTGACCTTCTCCAGAATGAGGTGAGCGGGAAAGCCTGATGGCCGACTACTGCACGATAGCCGACGTCCGAGCCCTGCTTGTTCCAGGACACGGGATCGACGATCAGATCGGGAAGCCCGTCAACGCGACGGTGACCACCTGGATTACTCGCGTCACGAACCAGGTGAATGTCGCCCTCTCCGGAGCCGGCACGACGCTTCCTGTGACGGACACAGATCTCCTTGGGGATCTCGCGCTACTGGTCAGTCGTGAGGTCGCCTATCAGATCATGGTCGTACGGGGCGGCATATCCGATCCGAAGACGAAGCCCCTATGGGCCTCCTGGCACGACGAATTCAGGGCGTTCCTTGAGGACTTGGAGAGCGGAGAGACGGCCAGCTCGGCGTCTCCGAGCAGTTACACCATGAACGCCCCGGACAGCCCCGATTCGAGCGTGAACCCGGTGTTCACTCGGGATCAGGCCCGGAACTGGTGACGCCATGATCGAACTCTCGGCCCACGTCTACGGAGACGGGCAGGACGTTCGCGGCGCCCTCTTGAGCCTTCGGCACGCCGTTCAGGATATTCGGCCCGCGCTTCCGAGGGTGGTCACCAGGTTCCGGATTCAGATGGCGACGCGGTTCCGTACGGAAGGGGCGAGCGGGCCTTCTGGCCGATGGAAGGCGCTCTCGCCCAGGTACGCGACCTGGAAGGCGAAGAACTATCCGGGGAGGAAGATTCTCGAACTGACGGGCGCTCTGAAGGGCTCGCTCGTGGGCGATGGTCCTGGGTCGATCGTCAGTTACGGAGACAACTCGGTCTTCATCGGGTCGAGCGTTCCGTACGCGGAGTATCACCAGACGGGCACGTCGAAGATGCCGGCGCGGCCTCCGATCGAGCCTTCGGACCGGGACGTTTCGGAGTGGGTTGTCGAGGTGAAGCGGCATTTCGATTCCGCGTTGGAGCGGGGCTCCAAGGTGAGGGGAAGATTGGTGACGGCTTTCAAGTGACGGCCGACTGACGCGCCCGGGGCAGGGGCCTCGGCGCTTGAACGGGTGGTGCGGCGGTGGCGGTAGGGGCTGTTCCGAATTCCGCGATGATGATGGAGGCGCTCGAAGCCCAGTGGCGACGGGTGCAGCCTCCGACCTACTTCACGCAGGTGGGCGCCGTCTCCTGGCCCGCCTTCCCGCCCGATGCGACCGAGCTCGTCTGCCTCTCCGACGTCGCCGAGGCCGTTCTTCTCTGGGTCGATAGCACGACCAGGAACGGAAGGCGCGAGGACAACAGCTCGGAGCTTTCCCCGGTGAAAAAGATCCTCACCGCCCAGGTCTTCAAGGACACATCGGACCTTCAGAAGCAGATGGCCTTGGGCGAAGCGGACCTGATCCACGTGATGGAAGGAGACCCCATGAGGAATCACCCCGACTACACCGGGGCGAACACGTGGGGGCTCTTGACTCGGCAGGCGCAGGGATCGGCGATCGAGTGGCAGATGCCGAAGGGAACGCAGTCGTACGGAATCGGAATCGTCTGGTCTCTCTGGGACGTGGAATACCGGCATCCGTTCCCTGCGGGGTAACGGGCGGTGCGGAGATAGGAGGGGACGGGATGCTGATCGTGCTTGAGGGGCCGATGCCGGAGCGGACGTACTCCCGCGGCATGGCTCGGGTCACGTTCAAGAAGGGAGAGCCTGCCGAGGTCGATGAGGACTTCGGCAGGGAGTTGCTGTCTGAGAACCCGAACAAGCTCACGGTGGAGGAGGCCGCTCCTCACTGCGTGCCGGTTTTCAGGCAGGTCGCCAAGGGGAAGAGTTCGACGCGCGCGGCGGCGCCGGACGGTGAGGAGGTGAAGGGCTGATGGGCGACATCGGACAGGGTTTCAATCGGTTCCTCTGCTACGCGGCTCAGACGGCCCACGGCACGATCGCCACCGGGTTCACGAGCGCGATGGTTCCCCTTCGGGGTGGATCCATCTTCAGCGTGAACCCGATCCTCCAGCGCCGGGCCGACGCGATCAACGCTCTGGCGCCGAAGTCCTTCTATCACAATGTGCCGAAGATCGTTCCGTGGCAGGCGTCGTTCCTTCTGACGAATCCGACCACAGCCCACAAGACGATGCGGGACTTCCTCCGGTGCGCCTATGGCCGGGAGACGCTCGCCGTGGGCCCCCCGATCACGAAGACCTACGACGTCTACGACCCCCTGATCGACGGCGGCACGGACACCGGGACCGTCCTATACGGGCGAGTCCTGACGCTCCACGAGCAGGTGGACAACTCGGCCGGCACGGCGATCTCCTCCGACGAGGTGCAGGACGCCGTTGTCGAGGAGCTGTCGATCACGTGGGAGCCCGACCTTCCGGTCAGGGTCGATGTGAGCGGCATGGCCTCGGACCTTCAGCCGGGCGGAACGGACATCACCCCGGTCTACCCCGACGGAGTGCTCTACACGTTCGAGGGCGTGCGCGACACCACGACGGGCGGGCTCCGGATGGGAACGGCGAACCCTCCGACCGCGACCGACAACGTGATCTTCTCCCGCGCCACGCTCCGCATCCGGAACGACATCCGCTACCGGCCGTTCCTCGGGAACGGAACGACCACGCAGGTTCGCCGACCGACCCGGAACGGCCCGATGCAGATCAGCCTCGAGGTCGTGATGGACGTCGAGGGGGCCACGGCTTCTCTCTACGACCAGTCGGACGTGAAGACGCACTGGGCGGCCAAGACGGGCGTCAACTGCCGATACCTGACCTACATGGGCTCGACCGACATCATGGAATTCAAGTCCACCGGGAGCACGGCCGCGGGCTTCATCGAGAACTTCGTCCAGACGGCGCAGAGCGAAGGGGCGATGCAGTACACGTACACCTACCGCGTCGCTCCGGCGGCGCTCACGGATACGTCGATCATCCTCACGACGGTCAGTTAATCGGGGGAGGACGGCAGGGCGGGGGAGTCTGCGCACGGGCGGGCTCCCCCGCATCGGGATGGGCCGTGCAAGGGGAGGAGGCAACCACCCATGAAAACGATCTTGGAGCGGTATCAATCCGAGTCCGAGGCGCGCGAAGTGACTGCGCCCTCGGGCTATGTCTTTGTGGTCCGCGGTGCCACCCGAATCGACTTCGGAGAGGTCTTGGGCGCCGTCCCGTCCCTGGTCCACTCGAACGGAAAGATGGCGGACCAGAAGACGATTCAGGCGAGGCAGGAAGCGATCTACCGGAACACGTTCGAGAAGTACGTCGATGGGATCAAGGACCCGGAGACGGGCGACGTGGTTCCGGTGCCGTACGAGATGGTGCTGGCGAACGACGTTCCGGTGATCTGCGAGTTCGCGCTCGCTCGAGGCGGCCTGGGCACCGATAAGGCCGCGCAGGTCGGGAGGTCCCTTTGAGTCCATCGAGTTCTGCCTCCTGCTCGACGGCATGGGGAATCGGTACTCCGAGAGACCATCGAGGCTTCTCGGGATAGACACGAAGAGCGAAGGCGCGCTGGCCCTTTCAACGGACTGGACGGTCTACGCCCGCGCCTCCGAGTGGAGGTCGAAGGAGGAAGAGAGGGTAAGGGCCGAGCACGGATTGACGCCGAGGCCGAGGACGCCGCAGGAGATTCAAGAGGCCAAGGTGGCGCAGCAGAAGACGTTCGAGGAGTTGGAAGCGAAGGTGAAGCCGAAAGTGAGCGGG